TTCTTACCGCTCCCTAGCGGCCTATTTTTCATGTTCTTAACTTCCTGATAGGTAAACACCTTTGTGCTGCCTACCATGTGCCCTAGTCCCCGATTTAGAGCCAGAGCACGCACCCTGGCTGGAGTGATCCCAAACTTGTCCGCTACCTGGCGACAGGTATAGAGCTTAGACATTAATTTAGACCTCCTTTAACGTAAGGTGCTAAAAGCCTTAATGAGAGGTCTATCAATTTATGATAGTTATCAAGCCCATTCTGAGAACATAACACCCTATCCGCTGACAAATGCGTGATAGGTTCCATAACATCGATAAAAACCCTCTCCGCTTTTCTTTGTAACTCTTCAGCCACTAATAGCGGACAATATTCTTCATTTTCCACTTTTAACCCGGCTTTAATCCTTTCCTCATTGCATCGGGTTAAATAGATTTTAAAATCTGAATCTCCCATTTGATATGATTGGTTAGGGTTAGTAATAATCTGACCCTTATACCGGTCTAATGGTTTCATTTCATTAATGATTTTTCGTTGATAACCTTCAACAATGGGTTTGATTGTTTTGACTAAGGCCATAGCCATAAATACGGCCTTTGCAGCGGTTTTCATTTCTTCAGTGATATTGATATTTGCTTTTGTAGTTAACATTTCCTTCTCCTTTTATTTTAAATCTCCGATAATTTCAGGTGAGTTGGTAAAAAATACTTGTCCTCTTAACCCATATTCGATAGTCCCCTTATGCCCACAGTCAACTTTACCGCAGACCGAACAATAAGGCGGATTTGGGTCATACCATGTTTTTGTTATAATCACACGGCCTAAGTTATCAGGTTCACTATGTTTAATTACCATTACATTAGATTCCATCTTCTCTCCTTTATCCGGTGATCGGCTCCACCGGCAGAGATAGGGATTATTTAACTGTCCAAGTTATTTTTATCTGTTCATCATTGTGCCTACCGACAATTTTATCGCCGCATTTTCTTGCAGCCTTTTCCGTTCTGTGTTCATGTCCGCATTCTCGTTCTCGTTTCCCAATTAAAGCTCTATAAATTTTCATCTTCCTTTCTCCTTTTTACTCTCATCAGTGGCGACTCTATCGCCAGACCGCCTATTGGCGGTTTCGAGTTATTAAGATTTGCGGTACATTTGGACTAACTTACCAGTTAATGACTCCTGAGCACTCAATAATTCGTTTTCCTGATAAAATTCATATTCAGTCATATTATCCAAATCGGATTTAGAGGCTGGTATATAATCAGCTCCATAACCTACATACCAGCGATAACCAGGTCGGCTGTCACTTTTGGCATAGATTGCCTTTTCGCATTGAGTTCCGTCATAACAATGGCAAGCGACCTTTTTTATTTTGATGATTTTTTCTAATTTCATTGTCCTTTCTCCTCTCTTATTTTCTGTGGCTCAATCTGTAGCTCACATTAACAATATATCATAAGTGTCTTATTCTGTCAATAGAGCCTGAGTGAGCCTGGCTTCGAGCCTACAAGCACTTTTTACTAGCTTCAAAATATTAAAAATTAAAACAAAATTATGAATAAAAAACGTAGTGATCAATTAACTCCTAAACAAGCTCTCTTTGTGCGTTACCTTTTTGAGGGTAAAAATAACAGAGAGGCTTATACATTAGCCGGGTATGCCATTAATTGCGCCTTGACTACATTAGATGCAGATGCTTCCAGGTTGGCTAATACCGCTAAGGTTAAGGCTAAATTGTTAGAGTTGCGCCAAAAAGCTGAGGATAAATCTGTTATGACAGTCTTGGAGCGCAAGCAACGATTAACAGAGATTGCCAGGGCTGATCTCTCTGATTTTGTATCATCCGGTGGTGATATAACATACTCTAAGGACCATGCTAATCATAGAGCTGTATCTGAGTTTGGGATATCAACCACGTACTCAAAAAAAGGTGATCCAATAGTCACCAAATCTATCAAGCTCCAAAACCCAATTACGGCCATCTCTGAACTCAATAAAATGGAAGGGATTGGAAAAGAAGAGACTAAAGTCAATATATTAAATCAGACTATTATTCAGAATAACCTAACCTCGTTATCGGATGAGGAGTTAGACACGCTTGAACGTATTGTTGGAAAAACTACCCTCATTGGATCAAATCAAGCAGGAGAAAGCCCGTAGACATTTAATTAATTTTATTAATTACACACTCCCCGTTTATTCTAATCCTCAACACCAAATCTTGTTAGCTGATAAATTAGAGGCTGTCGAAAGAGGCGAAATTAAGCGCCTTATGGTGTTTATGCCGCCTCGACATTTAAAATCAGAGACCTGCTCTATTAGATTCCCTGCCTGGTGCTTAGGTCGTAATCCTCAAAGACAGATCATAGGTTGCTCATATGCTGAGGATTTGGCTTATACTTTCAGTTATGCGGTCCGGGAGACCATTGAATCTAATAAATATCAAAAGCTCTGGCCTTTGAAGCTGGATAAATCCGGAGCGGTCCGCTGGCAACTTGAGGGTAAAGACAATAAAAGAGATTCGTATATTGCGGCGGGTGTCGGCGGTGGTATCACAGGAGAAGGTGCTGATATTCTAATTATCGATGATCCTGTTAAAAATTCAGAAGAAGCGGAGTCATTAGTATATAGAGATAAAGTATACCAGTGGTACGGTACAACCGCTCGAACACGTTTACAGCCTGGTGGAGTGGTTATATTAATTATGACTCGTTGGCATCAAGACGATTTAGCAGGTCGTCTATTAGCAGATGCCAAACGAGACCCTGAAGCGGATCAATGGGAAGTTCTCCACTTTAAAGCCATAAATAGCCAGGATGAGGCTTTGTGGCCTGATAAATACTCAATAACGGATTTAAAGCAAACAAGGGCAACAATAGGCTCCAGATCATTCACGGCACTATATCAAGGTGAACCTTCAACCGCAGAAGGAAACATATTTAAGCGGGAATGGTGGAAGTACTATAAAGAGCTACCAAACTTTAAACGGATAATCCATTCTTGGGATACAGCATTTAAGGCTAAAACTGAGAATGATTATTCTGTAAATACAGTTTGGGGTGAAGCTCAAAACGGGTATTACCTTTTATATGTTTGGAGACAGAAGGTAGAATATCCGGAATTAAAACGAGCTGCCATATCTATAAATGATAAACATCATGCACACGCTATTTACATTGAGGATAAAGCCAGCGGACAATCACTTGTGCAGGAGTTAAGCAGAGAGACCAGATTACCGCTTATTCCGGTCAAAGTGGATAGCGATAAAGTGGCCAGGGCTTACGCTGTCACACCTTTAATAGAGGCTGGAAGGGTTTATTTACCCGAATCGGCGCCGTGGTTACATGATTACGTTGAGGAATTATCCAGTTTTCCGAATGGTGAACATGACGACCAGGTGGATAGTACTACTCAAGCACTAAATAAGTTATCCAATAAAACGCTATACGGTTTTGACATAGTTTGAGGATTTAACGAATGGGTATTAAAGACATAATAGCAAAGGCGTTAGGCTACAAGTTGGGCACACCTCATGGCAACATGAATGGCCTAATTGAGATGCAGACTCCGCCCGGCTGGGGATATCAGAACTACCTTAAAGCTTATGGAGAAGTGGGCTGGTTGTTTGCATGTGTGAATGTTATTGCTAACGCTGTGGCTCGTCAAGAATGGCACCTTTACGAATTAGATAAAGACAATCAGCGTGAAGAGATATTCGAACATCCGTTGCTTGATTTGTTCGGTAATTTAAACCCTTATCAATCAAGATATCAATTTATGTATTTGGGAACGATGTATAAGAAGCTGGTAGGGGAGCAATTTTGGGCTATCAACTTTAACGGCAAAGGCCTACCGGCTGAAATATGGCTCGCTCCCCCAACATACATGTCAGTCGTTCCCTCAGCTCAAAAATATATCGATCATTACGAATTTAAACGCAACAACCAGGTAACCCGCTTTAATGTAGATGAGATTATCCACATAATGACACCTAATCCTCATAATCCTTATCGTGGACTATCCGAAGCGCAAGCCTTAACCTCTGTGATCGATTCAGAGAGATACGCAGCAAGCCTTCAGAATAAGATATTTTACAACGATGGCAGGCCAGGTTTTATCATAGAATACCCGGCCGCTGATATGCCTAATTCTGAGTCCAGGAAGGAATTAGTCCAGGAATGGGACGAAAGATATAAAGGGTACCGCAATGCCGGCAAGACGGCCTTTTTGTGGGGCGGCAAAGCTAACACTCTAACTCTTAGTCCTCGTGATATGGACTTTAACGCTTTAAGGACCTTCTCCAGGGATTCGATCTTAGGCGCTTATGGCGTACCTAAATCAGTATTAGGTCTTACTGAGGCTTCAACCTTTGCCAGCGCTAAAGCTGGTAATTACACCTTTGCCTTTTATGTGATTCATCCTGAGTTATGTGCCTTGAGAGAAGCCATTAATAAAGAGCTTGTGCCCTTCTTCGGGGATAACCTTTATATGGATTTTGATAATCCTGTTCCGGAAGATGAGACCATGAATGTTAATAATGCAGTCAATCTTTACAAGGGCGGGATTTTAACTAAAAATGAAGCCCGTATTTTGATCGATATGGATCCGATAGATGGACCCGAAGGTGAGGAGTTTTTTACGCAACCTTCACCATTGGGAATGCCGGGACAAAATAATCCAGATGATAATTCCGCAATGAAAGAAACGCCTGATAAAGAAACTGATAAGAGTCTAAAAAAAAAGGCTTATTCAGATGATGAAGCGGAAGTCTACTGGAAAGCCTATGTTACCAGATCAGAGACTTACGAAAAGCAATTAATAACGACTCTTAATGAGATATTTGGCAAAACCAAAGAACAAATCACGGCGAAGATACAAGCCGGTGAAAAGAACGCCTTAATCGATAAAAGGGACATTCAGGAAGGCTACAAATTAAAGGCTACTCCGATTTTAACAGAGTGCTTTAACAAGGCGGTTAAGGCCGGTAAACAACTAATAGAGCCGGTTAATCCCCATAAAGACGCACCAGAGTTAATTAACGTGCTTAATCCTCAAGCCGTAGAATGGCTAAAACCCCGTATTACCTGGGCGGCTGAACAAATAGGTGAATCGTTATCCAAAGACCTCGCTAGCGCCTTAACAGAGGGCTTCACGCAGGGAGAATCAATAGACCAGTTAAGTAAACGGGTCTTAGAATTCTTTGATGATCCTGTGAGAGCGCAAAGAATTGCACGAACAGAAACAATATCAGCCAGCTCACAGGGAGCTATTGAGGGTTACAAAGAATCAGGGGTTGTCCAAAAAGTTCAATTCTACACATCTTTAGATGAGCGTACGTGTGAATATTGCATGGAATATCACAATAAGATTTATTTAATTGGTGATCAAATGCCGATTCCCCTACATCCTAATTGCCGCTGCGTCTATCTTCCAGTAATCGATTAGTTGGAGTAATAATATGGCTAAAAGCTACAGATTTAATAATGGTCAGTTCGAATTCATAGGTGAAAACTCTCAGACTGATGATTCAATAGCCTTTCCCGGTAAGGTCATTACTCAATATAGTCCAGATGGTGATAATTCAATTGAGGGTACTAATGCAACTTTCACCAACATAACAGCCCCTACTGGTAGGGGGGCTACTTATGTCATAGCTGCTAGTGATGCAACGGCATTAGAAAAAGCTCAGGCGGATTATGTGTGTGATGGAACTGCTGATAACGTTCAAATTCAAGCCGCTCTGGATGCTTTACCCGCTACAGGTGGTATTCTTCAAGTTATGTCCGGTGGAAATATTACCTTTGCCGCAACAGTATCAAGGGCTATTAATAATGTAACCATAATCGGAACAGGTCAAGGTACTCTTTTTAACTATGATGCTTCACACGCTCTCTTTTCAGTTGGTGCTCAAACAGGCTGGTCATTCAGAGACCTTTCAACCGATGCGGGTGGAATTACAAATTACAACAAGACATATTTGGAGAATGTTAAATTAGGAGCAACAACTTACGCCTCAAGGCTGCCGGATGGTCAAAACTACGTTTGTAATCTTACCGGATGGGATTCAAACGCAACTTT